AAGTATTGTCCTCTGATCCAAATTTATCAGCAGACCAAGTCAAAGAATACGTATCGCTACTAACTGAAAAGTTAGTAATCGATGAATACGATGCCAGTCAAAACGGGCCAACAGTTGCTGACCATTACCAAACTTCTATACTAAGTGTTGTAGCCGAAACAACGTGGAATCAAGGCGAAATATTCATCAGTGAAAAAACATACAAAGCAATAGCACATGGGCATCCTTTTATATTGGTAGCACCCGCAGGCACTTTACAAACATTGCGAGGCATGGGATTCAAAACATTTGATGGCATCATTGACGAGGCATACGACAAAATTGAAAACCATACACTGAGACTGCAAGCCATTGTAAAAGAATTACAGCGTTTGTCTAAGTTAGATCCGTTTGCAAGACGTTTAACTTACAATGCTTTAAATCAAATTGCACAAGAAAACTCAGAAACTTATAAAAGAGTGTATGGCAACTATAACGGTTCATTGTTTGACTTCTTGAGTAAAAATGCAAATGGTTAATTAATTTTAATCAATTTACACAGGCTATTTCACACGGTAAATATCAACATGACATATACACCAGTTACCAAAGAAGCCGGCTCTAATTTAGTCCTGGCCGAAACCAAAGAAAACCTTGCGTCAATTCGTGACTTCGAAGCGCAAAGCAATTTTATGAACGGCAATACTGTTTACACAGAATTAGAAAAGGCCTACGGCAAATACCTTTATATGCCATTTGATATTCCAGTTATCAAATTGAATGACATGGAGAAGTTCAAGCATTGGTTTTATGCACACGGACGCAATGCAGGCAAACAAGTAGAAGATTTCAGCTCTGGCACCTTTAAGGCAACGGATAGAACATACGTTTCAATAGATAGTGTAAGCCCAAAATGGACTCCAGTGTGGTCGTTAAACCCAAGACCTGACGTGTATACAGAATTTCCCGAACTATTTGAACAAATACATGACTATATGCCCTGGGTAGGTGAACACGACTTTCGCTGGAACATGTGGTCAAGTGCAAGCAAGGTGCCTGCACACAGAGATCACACCAGTTGCATTGATGCCCCATTGGCAATGCGTATTAAGATATTTGATTCTAATCCGTCAGAAACACTAAGCTTGTTGGTAGATCCAATTAAAGAGCATAAGAACAGTTACAGGTACTTGCCAAAGTTAACTGATACAAATTCTTTTACATGGAACAATTTACGTACCAAGCACAAAAGTGTATTCCTTGGCGGACCGTGTCGTAAAATACTGTTTATTTGGCGCGATAGATTAAAGACTGATCAGCAGGTAAATCAATTCGTAGACTTAGTTGATCGAAGCATTGCCAAGTATGGCGACAACAAAGAACTAGTATGGATAGATGAAAACCGTGCCAGTGATTACTTGCCAGAAGAGTTAACTGGCAGCGAAGCTCCGTAATAAACTTTACTGTAGCTCTGCTACTAAATCTGTTACTACTTCTGCCGCAGACTTTATTCTTGTAACATAGTCAATGCCTTTTCCGGCAAATATGTGACCTTTGTTGGTGTTTTTAATTCCAGCGGCCAATCCCCATGAATTATTGAAATTATCTTCTTTGAATTCATTGAATACCAGCGCCAACTGTTGTGCTCCATTGGACAAGTGTTTTAAATCAGTTGCCGAAGACGCTATCATTTTTTCTTTTGTTTCTATGGAAATTTTGCTTTCTTCGCAGGCTGCAAATAATGTACCAGTTCCAATGGCAAAAGCGCCACCGTCCATGTACTGTTTTACCTGAGTACTGTTGCCGATCCCGCCGGCCACAATAATTTTCAACTCGGGTTTTTTATTTCGAGTTTCGTTAAACATATATTCTAAACTCAATCCGCGTGTGTTACCGCGCCCGGCGCCATCTGGGCCTTTGAGTACAATACCGTCTATTCCCGGTAATGATTCATTGAAATCAGTTGACTTTAAAAAGATTAAACCGCCGTAACTTCGAATTGCTTGCATTCTATCTATTGCTTGCCTTCTAGTAAGAACATTGTCTTCTTCTTCACCTAATATAATTTCTAATGCTTTGACGCGATACTCTTCAAATATTCTAAAAATCCTATTGTCTAATAGACCGCCAATGGACATGCTTATTAGAATATTTGCATCGCCAAACTCATTGACATAATTTTTAATGTCTTGTTCTAATAGATCAGTATTGATTGCGGTAGGGCTTACGTGATAGTTAAAAACAGAAAGGCTGGGCAAAGCGCCTGCACGTCTGACTGCAATAGCCAATCGTAAATCGCTTACCTTGTTCATTGCCATACAAGCAATAGGGTGTTTTACTCCAAACGTTTCTTGAAATGTTTTCATTTGATCTCCATTGGCTGTACTTATCTGGTTAAATATCACTTATATTTCCCATTACCATTTATGAATAAAATAGTTGTACTTTCCGGGGGCTTTGATCCTATACACGCTGGACACATAAGAATGATCCAATCTGCACGTTTGCTTGGAGATCATTTAATTGTTGGTGTCAACAGCGATGCATGGCTAGCACGTAAAAAAGGCCGTGCTTTTATGCCATGGACTCATCGTGCTGAAGTTGTTAAACACATTGTAGGTGTACATGAAGTATTAAGCTTTGATGACAGCGACGGTTCTGCTTGTGATCTACTGAACAAAGTTAAACTGAAGTTTTCTAAAAGCGAAATTATATTTGCCAACGGCGGAGATCGTACCGCTGTTAATATTCCAGAAATGCGTCTTAAAGACATTGTGTTTAAGTTTGGTGTAGGCGGTGAGGACAAACGTGGGTCAAGCAGTGATTTTTTACGCGACTGGAAAGAACCCAAGACTGACCGTGTCTGGGGCGAATATCGTGTCATATATGATTACAGTGTGGTAGGGCGCCACACCAAAGTAAAAGAACTAACTGTTATGCCGGGCCAAAGTTTGAGTATGCAACGCCATCGTAATCGAAATGAATTTTGGCATGTAGTCGAAGGTATATGCGACGTAGAAATGGCCATGCCTTCTGGTTATGGGTTACCTGCAAGAACACTATTCCCGCACGATCGCTTAGACATACAAAAGGGCGAATGGCACCGGTTGTGCAATCCATATGCTGTACCATGTAAATTGATAGAGATCCAATTTGGCGGATCATGCGAAGAAGAAGATATCGAGCGCAAAGGTAGTTGACACAAGCTGTATTTGGTTGTATACTTTGATCTGTAACCTATTCATCTACAGGAGATAACCATGAGTTTTACACCCGAACAAATTGCCAAACTTACAAAAGTGATCCAAGAAGGCGTCCAAGTCAAACGCGAAATCGACGACCTTAACGTGGGCCTTAAAGAAACAGTGGCCGCCGTTGCCGAAGAAATGGAAATCAAAGCCGCTGTACTTAACAAGGCAATTACCAAAGCTTTCAAAGGCGACTTTGACAAGGATCAAAGTGATTTAGACGCCGTAGAAGAAATTCTAATTGTAACTAAGAACAAAGCTTAATGCGCTACCAGGAATATTCATGGCGCAATGCCAAGGATGATCCAATGTGCATAGAAATCCTGCACTATGGACAAGTGTTGTTTCGTCTCTTCATTGGCGAAGCAATGGAAGGTGCAGGCCGGCAACGGGTTATGAATCACGTTCGAGAGTGTGATCATAGCCCTTGGCTCAAAGAATGGCGCGATCATGCGGAAAGCGAAGTGTTGGAAAAATTAGCCAAATGAAACGCCTATTAGCAAGCATTGTAAGCTATATCAAAGAAGACTGGCAAGAGCATCCTGTACGTTGTGTACTAGAAATTCTTGCCTGGTTCATGAGTATTGGCTGTGCGCTGGCTATGGCTGTAACGGTGCCCACTCCTCCTTTCCTAATTCTTTATCCAATCTTTATCGTTCAATGTGCTATATTTGCTTGGGCAAGTAAAACACGTGGATCAACTGGCATGCTGGCAAATTATTTGTTGCTGGTTACCATTGACACTGTTGCATTGATAAAAATGTGGGTGCAGTAAATGAATCAAGAAGTTGTTGTTCATCATTGGCGTTATGATGATGGATGGCATGATATACCAATGGTATTGCTCAAAGATAAAAGCAAGCCACGTCGTGAGTTTGTAGCCGAAACAGTGGGCTGGCACTGCTGGGTGTATTGCAATGATCATTACTCATTTTTAAAATGGATGGAAGAACATTGCCCCACAGCAGATTGTGCGCCACGGTTTAACAGCGGCAATCCTATGATTACTGTTACTATTAAAAGTAAAGAGGAAGCCGCTTACTTTATGCTATGCTTTGATGTTTAACTCCATTTCAGTTGAAAAAATGTGGCCTTTTTAGGGTCATTTATAGTTACATCAAAGAACCTTTGATAAACCTTTTTCGGTGGATTTCCGTTGTCCATTTTTAGAAAAAGTGTGCCAGTTGAAACTTCCCAATCCTCTCCATAAAATATACTGATACCGCTGGTACGGTTTAAAGGTCCAATGTTATTGGCCATCCAATAAATTAGCTCTTCTCTGTTGTGATCATATAATCTTGTTTTGAATAACATATTTGTGTCTCCGAGTGTGTGAGTGTACATCTTTTAAATTAAAACCCGTTTTAAGTTAAAGTGTACTTTAATAATTATACCTCGAGACTCGAAAGAAATATGCGTATATTTTGATTGACTGCGAAACTAAGTGTATGCTACAATCATGCTATGCTAAATCTATACATTGGTGATGTTGACGAAAGTGAAGTGCTGTCTTGGCTTTGTGAAGCTATTGGTCCAATATCTCATACTAAGAAAGAAGAGTTCCAATACTTTAGCACCTACTATGGCAAGAACAATTCTTGGGTAATGAACACGTCAGACGTGAGCGATGTAAGCGGACAGTATGATACAATTACACTAGTCAGCTTTAAGAATCAGACTGATGCTATGTTAGCAAGATTACGTTGGGGCGGTTCAATATCATGAGATTCTATGAGCCTGTTTACAGATATAGCAAAAGCTGGGGACATACTGTTACGTTGGAACAACCTGAGTTTATGAGTACAGACTTTGGAACTACAGTTGATCCAGATGAGCAAGCAGAAGTAATACAGTGGGCCATTGAACATGCACAGGCTCGTCGCATCGGTTACGATATGTGGCAATTTAAGTCGCAATCCGAAGCAGAACAGTTTATAATGGTATACAAGTTAATGTGGTCCTAATATGAATGATTTTACTTCCATTGATCTTGAAACGCTAACAAACACAAGTCTGCAGACTTGGCAGAAAGACCTATGGGGCGGCCTTAAAAAGGGCGAGCTAGTAACTTATAGCGCAGGGCGCCAAACTGGTAAATCTACATTCACAGTGGCCGCACTGAAGAAGATAATTGATGATATGGAAAGTCTAGATCCAAACTTTGAAGTTCTCTCTACTGGAACAGTTGACGGTACTCCTTGGTACACGATTTCGTGTAAGAAGGATGTTTCTATTTGGATTCGAGAAAATGGCACTGAGAATTCTGAATGGGTTGATTACATTGACGACAAGTGGATGTATCATCGTAATAAACTTGATGTTTCGCAGGAAATGCTGGCAATTATTAAACTGAGGTGGTCATGAAAACAGTTGAACGAAGCAGTTATCCAGGATGGAACAATCATCCTGTTTATCATTGTAGAACTACAGATGCTTGGCATGAAGTTAGCTCGTGGTGCTACCAAAGTGATGTTGAAACATTTTTATTATCATCGGGACCAATGGGGTATATTTTTCAAGTACGAAAATTACACCCTCTGTTTGTGCTAAGGTGGTCATGAGAGTACTAAACAAACGGCTATGGCCATATCAGTTTAACTTGCCTGTTAAGGACATGCACACCAATGATGACCGCATTATCTGGCTACGAGAAAACTTAAACAAAGAAGTGTGGCGCTTCAATGAAACTAATTCTATGTTTTGTTTTGCGAACAAAGATGATGCCGTACTGTTTAAGCTGACCTGCTCATGATAGTATGGGGCCGAAGCATAGGATGGAATATCGACTTGGTACGCTACAAGAAACAAAAAATGGAATATAGTATCATTGCAGACGGGGCCGATTGTTATCCTTGGCGGGAAGTATATGCGTGGTGGCCCGTTAAAACTGTTTACGGCAATTATGTGTGGCGGGAGAAAGTTTTCAAACGTAAGGTTTGGGTAGTATGGGGTACGGGGTTTCATATGGAACCTGAAGTACAGTATGCAACAATATTTGATCTGATTACATATGATAGCACTCGACTTAATCCGCGATAGATATAACAAGTGGAAAGAAGATCGTTTTTTAAAAAAGCATCATTGCCGCAATCGTGCAGAGTACAATCGCAGATACGACCCAGATTATATTCCACGAGCAACTGAAATAAGAAACTACTACCAAGGATACCAGCATGTACATTGTTTTGAAAATCGCGAAAACTTTGTGTACAACAGAATTTACGATTACGGACCCGGTGGATACCGAGATGGGTTTCATGAGATATGCGACTGGTGCGAAGAAAACTTGTCGGGTAAATGGCGATACGATATGCTTCGTGTAATGCGGGCACCCAGCACTGGCAACCAATGGGCAATAAATGAACTAGGCGGCGGTGATCACTGGTTCTTTGCATTTATGGATGACGAAGACTATTTTATGTTTAAACTACAATGGGGTAACTAATGCAAACAACTCATTTAACTGACCAAGAACTAATCAATCATGTTATCAAGTTTAGCAACGACCCAGAGAAGATTCGATTAGCCACAGCAATGGAACGTATTCGAGGTGCAATTTGGGACGACTTAGTTGATGTAGGTATTGATGAAACATACTGCACGTTTACATCTGAGTGGGGTAGTCAAATGCACGTGGGTCGTTATATTATCCACTTACGTGAAGAAATTGATATACGCGATGAAGAACTAAGACAGCTACGAGACGAAGTCAATGAACTAAAAACTCGTACCATTATGGATTTTATCCAAGAAGTTAATCAAGAACTAACAACTGCAAAATATCTTGTAGAACAGGCCAATGCGTCACGAGATGAAGAATATAAAGCTCGTCGAAAGGCTGAACGTGAACTAGAAATGTGGGACGTTCTAACGCATGGAAAGTAAGATATGACCGTGACTTATAAGCCTGCAAAATGTAATCCGGATGTGCGTATTCCTGTACTACACAAGGTAGTCTATGCAAAAACTACCAATGGTGTACAAGCACAGTGGCAAATATCTTATAAGGACTACATTGTAAACGAATGGCTAAAGGAAAACTGTAAGGGTCCTTACTACCACAGTCCGGGATACTTAGAAGAAAAGTTTATTGAGTTTGAAAACCAAGAAGATGCCGCGTTGTTTAGGTTAAGCATATGACTGATCAAAACTATCCCGTTAACATTAAACTAAAAACAAAAGATGTGTTTGACGTTGAAAGTCGCTTGGCTGAAATTAATCAACTACGAACATGGCTCGACGAACTTACTGAATGGCAACCCGATGGTTATACAATGAGGTTTCATTCTTCGGGGCAACGTGTTATGATATGGTTTAAGGAGCAAGAAGCCGCGATAATTTGTAAATTAGGAATAGGATGAAAGACATAATAGATGAGGCTGTAAACAATGCCTCTGAACGGTTGGCAGAGCACATTGACTTTGAAATACTCAAAGACGTGTTGATTAAGTCATGTGGTTGGCATTATGTTAAACTACCAACACTAGGTTCAAATAGAAGAGCCTTTGATATTTCAGAATGGGCACATGCCGAGTGCTCTGGCAATTGGAAGCATCAGGGCAGACACTGGTTGTTTGAACTTGAAGATGATGCTATACTGTTTAAGTTAACATGGAGTTAAAATGTCCGATGAAATTAAAAAACAAGAAGTAATGGATGCACTACACGAGTCTGGTCGTGCATTTGCCAAGGCCGCCGATGATTGGCAACAACTGGCCAATTCATACTTTTCAAGTCTTGAACCAGAAGAACAACTATGGGCCTTTTGTGCTGTGATTGAAAAACTGTGCAAAGGTGAATTAGATGAAGGCCGTAGTTATCGTGGTGTCTTGTACGATACTTTTGGTTGGGGTCCAGAGGCTTATGGAGCCGCCCAACATGCCGGCTTCCTAGGCCTGCACAACAGCATCTACCGTTTCGAAGACTTAGAAAGTGTGTTTAAAAATACACTCAACGAATTAGAAATCGAAGTAGAACCAGAACAGTTGCGTGATGCACTGGCAAAACACTTCTACTGATACAAAATACATAATACATGTTTATTGACGCTTACCACGATAAAAAGAAAGAGATCATTCACGTTGTAGAACGTGTAAATGGCAAAAGGGTACTCAAGGAGTATCCTGCAAAATATATTTTTTACTATCCCGATACAAAGGGCAAGTTTACTAATATTGCAGGCGAACGGGTTAGCCGTGTGCTAATGAGCAATGCGGCGGCATTCGACAAAGAACGCCGAGTATACGCACATAAGAAATTGTGCGAAAGCGACTATCGCCCGCTTAATCGCTGTTTAGAAGAAAACTACGGCGGCCAAGAAGCTCCAGAACTACATGTAGCGTTTTTCGACATTGAGGTCTCTTACGACAAGGTCAAGGGCTTTGCTCCACCAAGCGATCCTTTCAACTACATCACAGCTATTACTACACACTTGATGTGGCTAGACAAGACTATCACACTTGTCTTAAAGCCAGAACAAATGGAACAGGCAGTAGCCGAAGATATTGTCAATAAGTTTGAAAACACAATCCTATGCGTTAACGAAAAGGAAATGCTAGAGATTTGGTTAGACTTAATTGAAGACGCAGATGTACTAAGTGGCTGGAACTCAGAAGGCTTTGATATTCCGTACACTACCAATCGCATTACACGTGTTCTTGGCAAAGACCAGACACGTAAACTTTGTTTGTGGGATCAGTTTCCTACCAAGCGACTGTTTGAAAAGTACGGCAAAGAACTTGAAACATTTGACCCAATCGGTCGTGTTCACTTAGACTATCTTGAACTGTATCGCAAATACAACTACCACGAGATGCATACGTATCGCTTGGACTTTATTGGCGAATACGAAGTAGGTGAAAAGAAGATTCCGTATGAAGGAACTCTTGACCAACTGTACAACAATGACTTTGAAAAGTTTATTGCGTATAACAGACAAGACGTTATACTGCTTAAAAAGCTTGACGACAAACTAAAGTTCATTGAGCTTACAAATCTTATTAGTCACGCTAATACTGTAGGACTTCGTGCTACGCTAGGTGCTGTTGCTGTTACTGACCAAGCTGTTATCAATGAAGCACACAGACTAGGCATGGTTGTTCCGGATCGCCCAAGACGAGGCGACAGCGAAGACAATGCCGCGGCTGGTGCGTATGTTGCTGTACCTAAACAGGGTATGCATGAATGGATTGGTTCCATGGACATTAACTCACTGTATCCATCTCTAATTCGTGCGTTGAACATGAGTCCAGAAACAATCGTAGGACTGGTGAGACAAACTCGCACACTGGAAGGCATACGAGAGTTCCGTGACGCTGGCAAAGGCATTGCTGAATTCTGGGAAGGTAAGTTTGCTTGCTTTGAGTACGAATCTGTGATGGCACGTGAAATTGGCACTACTGAAATCGTTGACTGGGCAGATGGCACAAGTTCTGAAATGAGCTCTGCTGAAGTATACGACTTTGTATTCCATGGCGGCCAGCCATTGATGATCTCAGGCAATGGTACAATCTTCAGTTATTCATCTAAAGGTGTTATTCCAGGCTTGTTAGAGCGTTGGTATGCTGAACGTAAAGAATTGCAGGCCAAAGCAAAAGAAGCGTATGGCACAGACATGTACGACTTTTGGGATAAGCGTCAGTTGGTTAAGAAGATTAACTTGAACTCTGCTTATGGTGCGTTGCTGAACGCAGGCAGTCGATTCTTTGATCAGCGACTAGGACAGAGTACTACACTGTGCGGACGACTTGTTGCACGTCACATGGCAGGTGCTGTCAATGATTGCTTAACAGGAGAAAAGGATCACATGGGTAAAGCAATTATCTATGGTGATACTGACTCTGTTTACTTTTCTGCTGTGCCTGTGTTTAAATCGCAAATTGAATCTGGCGAGCTTGATTGGAGCACTGACAAGATCATTGAATTGTACGATGCTATCTCTGAACAGGTTAATGCAACATTCCCTGCGTTTATGAACTATGCTTTTAATGCACCTGCAAGTCAAGGTGAGATTATCAAAGCAGGTCGAGAAGTTGTAGCAAGCCGCGGTATCTTTATGACCAAGAAGCGTTATGCTGTTCTTATTGTAGATAAAGAAGGCAAGCGTAAAGACAAGGATGGCTCGCCTGGCGAACTAAAGGCCATGGGTCTTGATATGAAGAGAGCCGATACTCCAGAGTTTATGCAAAAGTTCTTAGAAGAAGCACTTGTTATGACACTGGAAGGCAAAAGCGAACAAGACGTTATGGCTCGTGTTAAACAGTTCCGCGAAGAGTTTAAGAGCCGACCAGGCTGGGAAAAGGGTACGCCCAAGCGTGTTAACAACTTAACCAAGCACACTGATGTTTACAAGAAAACAGGTAAGTGTGGTGTGGGCCATGCAATGGCGGCTATTAACTGGAACCGTATTAAAGAAGCATTTGGCGACAAGCGTAGTATGGACATCACAGATGGGCAGAAAGCCATTGTGTGTAAGCTACGGTCCAACCCAATGCAGATTAACAGTATTGCATATCCAATTGACGAGATGAACCTCCCCGATTGGTTCAAGCAACTGCCATTTGATCATGGAGCGATGGAAGAAACTATCATTGACTCTAAGATTGAAAACCTTCTTGGTGTACTACATTGGGACTTAAATGCTTCCAAGGACCGAGGATTTGTTGATGACTTGTTCTCCTAAAACGGAGAACGGTTGTCTTGACTTTAACCCACTTTCTAAATATAATCATTAACATAACGGAGAATCATTACAATGCTAAAAGATATTGTGCTTGATGTAGCAAAAAACATCGCCAGCTTAGGAACCTTTGAAGAGATCCTAGTTGAACAAGAAGCAGAGTCTACTAAGTTTACTGCTTACCCAGAAGACTCAACACTTACTGTTCTTGCCAACAGCAAGGTCAAGGTTGACGAATTGCCAGAGAAGTTTGGTATGCTTAACTTAGGCTTCATGGTAGGTCTAAGCGGATTATATCGCTCAGAAGACAGCAAGGTTGCAACTGGCACAAACAACAAGAGTGAAATTGATCGCTTGGTGTTTAGTGGCGTAGATGGCAACAAAGACGAATATCGTTTGACTCCTACTAACCTAATGAAGACCAAGAGTCGTTCATTTAAAGGTACTACT